TCAAGCTCCGTGATGCGCTGACCCGCGCGCTGCTTCCGTATCCCATCGCCGCGAAGGCCGTGCTCGATGTGCTCGCGAAGCTGAACATGGGCGACGAGGCGCCGACCAATGGTTCAGCTGGTTGATCGCACGCTCTCGAAGCCGCAGTCGCGCCCGAGCACACTGCGCACTCCACGCACCAACTTCGTTGGCGCGTTCTTCGAGCACTTCTCTTATGAACTTTCGATGTCGACTCGGATCCGTTTTCCGAGCCCAGCATTCCAGCGTGACCCCGTTGCGTTCTTTCGCCAGATCCTCGGCGTCGAACCGTGGGCGCGCCAGATCGAAGTCATCGAAGCCGTGCGCGACCACTCGCGAGTCGCGATCTGCTCCGGGCACAAGGTCTCGAAGTCGCACAGCGCCGCGGGGCTCGCGCTCTGGTTCTACTGCTCATTCGAAGATGCGCGCGTCGTGATGACTTCGACGACATCGCGCCAAGTCGACCAGATCCTATGGCGCGAGTTGCGCATGCTGCGCTCGCGCGCTGGCCGATGCGTCGACTGCAAAACAGAAGACCCGGACGGGCTGCTCATTCGCGCGCCGTGTCCGCACAGCACCATCATCGAAGGTGAACAGGGCGAGCTTGCTCGAACCGGATTGAAGTCGCCCGACTTCCGCGAGGTGCTCGGCTTCACTGCGAAGGAAGCGGAAGCCGTGTCCGGGGTGAGCGGCCGTCACTTGCTTTACATCGTCGACGAGGCGAGCGGCGTCGATGAAGAGATCTTTCAAGCCATCGAAGGCAACCGCGCAGGCGGCGCAAAGATCGTCATGTTCAGCAACGGCACGAAGAACGAAGGCGAGTTCTACGAAGCGTTCTACGGCAAGTCGGCGTTCTACAAGTCGCTGCGCATCTCGTCGGAGGAAACCCCGAACGCGGTAAGCGGACGTTTACTTATCCCTGGCCTCGCGTCTCGCGAATGGATCGAAGAGAAAAAACTCGAATGGGGCGAGACGTCCGCGCTGTACCGCGTCCGCGTGAAAGGCGAGCACGCGCTGCACGAAGAAGGTCGCATCTTCACGATCCACGCGATCGGCCAAGCGGAGGCGCGCTGGGCCGACACTGCCGAGTCAGGCCGGCTCTACATCGGGCTCGACCCCGCCGGCGAGAGCGGCACTGGCGACGAGACTGTGCTCGTGGCGCGTCGCGGTCTGAAGATGCTCGAACTGCACGCGCATCGCGGTCTGAACGATGAAGGACACAAAGCGTTCCTGCTTCAGGTGATCAAGCGCTTGCGCCTGCCACGCGAGACCCCGGTCGTAGTCATCGATCGCGAAGGCTCGATCGGAGCGTCGCTCTCCGGAGCGCTGAACGCGCACGTCGCGCTGCACCCGAACGACTTCGAGCTTGTGTCGCTGCGCGCAAGCGATGGAGCGATCCGCCAGCCGCAAGTGTACGACCGCATACGTGATGAGCTCGCCGCGAACCTCGAGATCTGGTTCAGAGACGGCGGCGCGATCCTCGAAGATGCGAAGCTCGCTCGCGAGCTCCACGTGCTCGAATGGCTCTTCACACAGCGCGGGCGCGTGAAGCTCATTCAGAAGGACAAGCTGCGGAAGATCTTGGGCCGCTCGCCCGACCGCTACGATGCGCTCGCCATGTCGGTCTGGGAGCCGCTCTCGCTCGCAGATACACCGCAGAGCATGCTGCCCGCGGTCGATGACTCCGATCGGATGGAGCACGTGCTCGACCCGTACGAAGGCGCGAAGATATGGGAAAGCTGAAGACGTCCACGCGTGGCCGACGATCGCTGCTCGCGCTCCTACAGCTCGCGAGCGAGACCGACATTGCTGCGCGCTGTCGCGTCGCACAGCAATCCGTGAGCGACTGGGCCGCTGGCAACAAGCGCCCATCGGAGCGCGCGCGCGCTGCGCTTGAGCACTGCTACGGGATCACCGGAGCGCACTGGGATCAACCGCTTCGCGCGCACACGAACAGGTAAACACTGCACACGTGCCCAGTCTCTCGTGAGAGAGCCTGCGCGTGGCGTCGATCACCCAGCGGATCAGTCAGTCTGCGCGCGCTGCCCTCATGGGCATAAGCACGTACGCGCCCGATGACAATCCGACTTACGCCTACGACATAGACAGCGACAACGTTCGCCACATGCGTGAAGCGCTGGGCGGGCAACTCGTCCCGGCGACCATCTCGAAGATCCGCTGGTACATGAGCGACCTCGAGGCGGCCGAGCGCCTCGCGGATACTGGAGACTTGAGCCAAGCGGGCCGCTTGATGCTCGCTGCTCGAAAAGACGGCGTGCTGTCCGGCGTACTGTCCACGCGCACGAGCGGTCTCGTGCGGCTGCCCAAGCGCTTCCGCGGCGACCCGAAGATCTGCGCGGAGCTCGAAGCGGGGCACGAGTCAGTGCGCTCACGCTTCGATGAGATGTGCCCGCCGTCGGAGCTCGCGCTCATGGCCGCAGACGGCATCCTGTGCGGCATCGCAGTCGGCGAACTGCTCCCGGTGCAAGGCCGAACTCACCCCGTGCTCGTGCGGCTCGATCCGCAGTATCTCCAATACGTTTGGAACGAGAACCGTTTCTACTATCGCAGCGCAGTCGGGCGGCTGCCCGTCACGCCAGGCGATGGCCGTTGGGTGCTTCACGTTCCCGGCGGTCGTGTCGCTCCGTGGCAGCACGCGCTCTGGCGTTGCGTCGGGCGCGCGTACATTCGGAAGGAGCACGCGAACCTCCAGAAAGACAATTGGGAGTCGAAGCTAGCGAACCCCGCGCGCGTCGCAGTCGCTCCGCAAGGTGCAGCGGAAGCGCAGAAGCAGAGCTTCTTCGCGCAGGTGATGGCGTGGGGCATCAACTCCGTTTTCGGCATGACGCCCGGCTATGACGTCAAGCTCATCGAAAGCAACGGCCGCGGGTTCGACTCGTTCAACAAGACGATCACCCAGCAGAATGAAGAGTTCATCATCGCGATCGCTGGCCAGATCGTGACCACGACGGGCGGCTCCGGGTTCGCGAACGCTGACATTCACAAAGCGATCCGCGCGGATCTCATCAAAGACACTGCGGACGGGCTCGCGTACACAGTCAACACGCAGATCATCCCTGTCTACATCGCGCTGTCGTACGGCGAAGACGCCATCGAGACGATGAGTGCAGCGATGGAATGGGACGTAACGCCGCCGCAAGATCTGAACGCGCAAGCGAACAGTGTGCTCACGCTCGCGAACGCGATAATCCAGATGCAGCAAGCGCTCGGCACTGCGGGCTACGCGCTCGATGTCACCACGATGGCGGAGCGCTACGGCGTGCCGCTCGAAGGCGACTATGACGGCGACGGCGTACCCGAATCCGGGAAGAAGCCAGCGCTGCGCGTCATCGAAGGCGGCAAGTCGACCGTGCCCACTGCGGACACGGGCACGGATGCAGACACGCTCGGAGCTGTCGCGCCTACGGAGGGCGCTGTCGCATCCGACAAAGCAGCGCAGGACACAGCGCTCAACGGCGCGCAGATCGCGTCGCTGCTCGAGATCATTCGTGCAGTCGCCGATGGGCTCATTCCTCGCGACTCCGGCCTCGCCATCATCAAGCGTGCGTTTCTCGTCGATGACGCTGGAGCCAATGAACTCATGGGCAGCGTCGACAAAGGCTTCGTGTCTGCGACCGCGCCCGCTGCGCAGCCCACTGCGCCCGACGCACCTCCGCAGCCACCCGCTGCACCCGCGGAGCAAGCAGCATGAGCGCGCAGAAGACAGCGATGCGATACGAGCGCCGCGGCTATCTCGCGATCGCCCCGAAGGCGTTCTTCGAGCTCTTCTTCATGGACGCGCGGCCGCCGGAGAACTCGGAGGTCGGCGACGCGGTCATCGTCGACATCCGCGGCCCGCTCGAACAGCACGCGCACTACTGTTACGACTCCTACGAAGCGATAAGCGCGCGGGTTGCTGCAGCGTGCGAGACCGCAGCGCGCACTGTGATCCTGCGCTTCGACAGCCCCGGCGGCGAAGTCGCTGGCTGCTTCGAGACTGCGCGCGCGCTCCGCACGATGTGCAGCGCTGCAGGTAAGCGTCTCTTCGCGTTCGCGGAAGGCGATTGCTGCAGCGCAGCGTACGCGCTCGCGAGCGCAGCGGAATGCATCGTGCTCGCCGAGTCTGCACTCATCGGCTCGATCGGCGTGCTGGTCGAGCGCTGCGATGTGAGCGCACGCAACGCTGCAGACGGCGTGCGCGTCCAGTTCATCACGAGCGGCGCGCGCAAAGCGGACGGCCACCCCGAGCAGCCTGTAAGCGACGCAGAGATCGAACAGATGCAGAGCATCGTCGATTCTATGGCCGGCAGCTTCTTCGCGCTGGTCGCGGAGCAGCGTCCGCGCATGAGCGCAGAACTGCTCGCAGGGCTGCAAGCAAAGATCTTCCACGGCAATGGCGCCGTGGCTGTGGGGCTCGCCGACCAAATCGGCAGCCTGTCGGATGTGCTCGCGCTGGCGAGCGTGACTCAACCCGGAGCGACTGCGATGGCTGATAAATCACCTTACGAGGTTGCGCGCGCTGCGCTCGAAGAAGCAGCGAAGGGCGAAGATGCAAACGCTGCAGCCGCGAAGCGCGCGCTCGCTGCGCTCGGCGAAGGCGGCGGCGACGAGCCCAAGAAAGAAGAGGATCCCGCGAAGGATCCCGCCGCAGTGAGCGAAGACGATGAGCCCGCTGCAGTAAGCGAGGTGGATCCGGACGATGACACGGAACCGCCGGCGAAGAAGAAAGAGAGCATGGCTGCAGCCGCGTATCGCGTTGCGATCGCAGCGCAGAAGACGTCGGAAGCGACGCAAGCGGAGCTCCGCAAGCGCGATGAACGGGACGAGCGCGCGCGCTTGATCTCTTCGCGTCCGGACCTGTCTGCGGAGATGAGCAAGATCCTGCAGAAGGCGCCGATGGACCTCGTGCGCGAGCACATCGCAGGCATGCCGAAGCTGACGGGCACGCTCGCATCGAACCCGCGCGCGAACGCTGCAGCCGGCGGCGGCGGCGTTGCACCCACGCGTGGCGCGGAAGAGGGCGATCCGAACGCGTCGCGCCTTCCCGCGAACGAGAAGCAAGCGCTCGACATGCGCATGGGTCTGCTCGGCGAATCGACTGGAGTCGAAAACTCCGCCTACAAGCTGCGGCTCGGCGTCGTGAAGCCCAGCGCAGCGTCGGGCGCTCCACCCGCCAAGTGAGCCTCACAAGGGACTAACAACTAACAACTCACTTCCGAGGGCAACATGGCAGAGCGAACTATTCGTGAGGCTCACTGGGGCTACTACAGCTTCGTGGTGAAGAGCGGCGAGGTCTGCGAAAAAGGCAACGTCGCAGCGTTCAACGCGACAGGCGAAGTGGTCAACGCGCCAGGCGCGATGCAGATCGGCTACTGGCACGAAACGAAGAACGCGGACGGCATCATCAAAGTGCAAGTGAAGCTCTGGCGCGAGATTCAACTGCAGTGGATGGACAACGAAACGGTCTCACCTGTCGCGATCACCGATCGCGGCAAGCTCTGCAATATGAAGACCAATCACAGTGTGACGATGGACGTCGCTGTTACCACGAAGGCCGGGATCGTCTTCGACGTGCAGGCAGCCAAGGGCGTCTTGGTCTTCTTCTCATACGACACCGCGGCTTGAGCGCGCGCTAGTTCACCTGGAAGGACACAACCTAGATGGCAACTCTCACCCCGTCATTCCTATTCGATCTCGAATCGAACATGCGCACGATCACCGCTCGCGAATACGAGCGTCTTACGAGCAAGCTCTGGTGGGGCACAGTCTGCAAGACTGGCCCGACGTCCGGAGCGAAGAAAGAGCGCGTTACGTGGCTGCTCGACACTGCGCGCATCCAAAAGACCGGACGCGGCGGCAACGTTGAGTTCGAAGACATCGTGTCGCAGACCACAGAGGTGGAGCATGAGAACGCCGCCGCCGGTCTGAAGATCAAGAAAGAGCAGTTTGAAGACGTCGACGGCCAGGGGATCGACTTCGCGACGCACTGGAGCCGGCAGATGGGCAGTTACGCTGCCTACTGGCCCCAAAAAATGACAGCGCTCGCGCTGCTCGCGAACGGCAACACGTACGACGGGCTCTCGTTCTTCAACCAGAACCACAAGGTCAATCCGTTCAACGTGAATGCTGGCGTCTACGCCAACATCTTCACGGGCGCAGCGGCAGGCATCTACCCGGGCGCGCTTCCGATCGACACGAGCGTGAGCGTGGAAGTTGCGATCGCGAACATCGCGAAGGCCATCGCGTACATCTCCGGCGCGCTCAAGATGCCGAACGGCGAGGATCCTCGCTTCCTACGCGTTGCGAACATCCTGATCCCGCCGACGCTGGTTGCGAGAGCACAGCAGATCACCAACGCGAAGTTCATCGCGCAACTCGCAGCGACCGGCGCAGCGGGCAGCGGCGACGTCGAAGCAGTCGTGCGCAACTTCGGCCTGGGTCAACCCGTCGAAGCCCCGGAGCTCGGCGCAGCGTTCGGCGGCAGCGACACGACCTATTACATCGCGGTCGAAGAGATCACCAACAACGAACTCGGCGCGTTCGCTTACATCAATCGCGAGCCGTTTTCGGTGCTGTACTACGGCCCGCAGAACGACGGGCAGCTCGCACGCATCCGCGAGTACCAGTGGCTGACTGAAGGTCGTAACAGCATCATGAACGGCCATCCGTATCTGCTCTTCAAGTGCATGGCGACTTGAACGCTTGAGCGCTCGCACTCTTCACGCACGCACGAAGCGGCGCCGATCGGTCGGCGCCGTGAGTTGCTCCGCTTCATGTCGAGACTCCGCCAGCCATGACTGCCTACCTCGCGATCGCAGACTTCAAGCTCACCACGGACATGCCGTCGGCATTCGTGGACGAGATCGAAGTCTCCGAGCCGGGCTGGGTGGACAAAGCGCTCGACATGGGTTCCGCGTACATCGATTCGCGACTCGCGAAGCGCTACGCCGCGCCGTTCGAAGCGCCGTATCCGATCGCAGTCATCCGCTGGCTCACTGACCTCGTGACGCTCCGCTGCTGGCGCAAGCGCGGCGTTGTCGCGACCGATGAACAGATGATCGACTATCGCGCTGCAGCGGATGCTGCGATGCGCGAGCTCACGGAAGCAGCGAACAGCGATACGGGACTGTTCGATCTGCCGCAGCGCGCGGACGTCGACACGAGCGGCATCACCCGCGGCTTCCCGCGCAGCTACAGCGAGCAGTCTCCGTACGTGTGGGCCGACGTGCAGGCCGACGTCGGGCGCGATGAAGACGTCGCCGGAGAGGGCACGTTTCTATGAGCGACTCTCCAGAGAACGACGCTGCGATGATGGAGCTGCAAGCGATGATTGCGAAGATCATCGAGCTGCCGAACCTTGGGAAGAAAGCAGCGCCCGACGTCGCGAAGGTCATGCGTCGCGACATCGAAGGCACGATCGCGCGCGGCACGACATCCGAGGGCCACCCGTGGAAGCACACCCAGGAGGGTGAGAAGCCGCTCCAGCATGCTGCGGATGCGCTGCGCGTCGCTGCGATCGGCGATGTCATTTACACGCGCATCGTCGGCGTCGAAGCGCGCCACCACAAAGGCCACGTCAAAGGCGGGCTGAAGCGCACGATCTTGCCCGTGAAGAAAGTGCCGCCGCGGATGGCTGCGCTCATTCAGAAAGTTCTGTCGGACGCGTTCCTCGAGGCTGTCCGATGAGCCAGGTCCTAGCGCTTGAGTATCTGTTCGCGGCCGTCAAGCTGCAGTTCGCAACGGACGGGATCAATGTCCCGAACCTCTTCGGCTGGCGCGTGCCCGCGCAGCACATGACGGGCAAGACACGCATCGCGTGGGTTCCTGGAGACCCGACGTCGAATGCAGGCAACGTGCTTCCCGCGCGCAACCCCGGCCAAGTGCCACGCGTGCTCGCTGTGCTCGATGAATACTTCACCGTCTACATCACGGGGCAGGACGCGTCCGACCCGGAGAACGAGCAGAAGCAGTACCACATAGCGCGCGTCGTTCGTGACCAGTGGTACCGCGCTGTCTATCTCGCAGCACACGGCACGTTCGCAGTGCGGAACGAGATGTGGCTCGTCGACAAGATCGAGCGTCGCTGGGGCGCGTCGCTTCGCCTCATCTGCTCGGTGCAAGCGCCCGTGCTCGATGCCATCGATGGCGACAGCGGGATCATCGATGCGGGCGAAGACGCAGCCGCGAACGACACGACGCTGGGCGCGGAGATCCCCACCCAGCTGAACGAGAGCGAGCCCGAAGTGATGAGCATCCCGCCCGGAGAGCTTCCGCCCGAGCCGGAGCCTGAAGTCTGAACCTCGACACAAGGAAAGAAGACCATGACGCAACCGAGTGTGATCATCACCGAGCTAGACGGCGCGCTCGGCGTCTTGCCTCCAAGCGCTGGGCGACTGCACGCGATTATCGGGCCGACATCGATCGGAGTCGCGAACGTGCCCGCGACGTTCGGCCGCATTCAGGACATACAAGCGAACTTCGGCGAGGGACCCGCCATCGAGTCTGCAGCGCACTACATGGCGCTGTACGGTCGGCCCGTGCTCTTCACGAAGAGCGAAGCGAGTGCGGCCGCTGTCGTCGAACCGATCGACATAACCGGCGTGACGGGCACATCTGTCATCACGCAAACCGGCGTCCCGGTCGATGACTATCAGATCGTCTTCAAGGTCAAAACAGGCGGCACGATCGCCACGTCCGGGATCAAATACGTCTACTCGTTCGACGCCGGGCGCACGTTCTCTCCGGAGCAGTCGCTCGGCGTCGCAGTGACCGCAGCGCTTGGTAGCTCGGGCATGACACTGCACTTCGGGCCGGGCACGCTGCTCGCGGGCGACATCGCGATGCTCAACGTGTTGGCGCCGTCGTCGGATTCGAGCGATCTAACGCCCGCGCTCGATGCGCTCAAAGCAACGCAAGTGCTTTGGGAGATCTGCCAGATCGTGCCTGCGATTGACGCTGACATGCTGGACGCGATCGATCTCGCGTTCGCCGGCATGGCGAACGCGGGCAAGTACCGCGCATGGATCGGCAACGTGCGGATCCCCACGGCCGGCGAGACAGAGTCGGCGTACCTCACGTCTCTCGAGAGCATCTTCGCTACGAAGTCATCGAAGTTCGGCTCGCTTTACGCTGGCGCGTGCAAGCTCACTTCGAGCATCAGTGGGCGCAAGTACCGCCGCCCAGTGTCGTTCTCCACCGCTGCGCGTGAAGCGTTCGTGTCGCAAGAGATCGACATCGCGGACGTAAATCTCGGCACCCTCGAGGGTTGCTCCATTCGGGACGTCAACGGAAACCCGGACGAGCACGATGAGTCGCTCAATCCCGGGCTTGACGATCTGCGCTTCGGCACGCTGCGCACTTGGGACGGCGAAGGCATCTACGTCAATCGGCCGCGCCTGTTCTCACCGACAGGCTCCGACTTTCAACTCATGCCGCACCGGCGCGTGATGAATCTCACGCTCGAGGTTCTGCGGTCGTACTTCATCCGGCGGCTCAACAAGCCCGTTCTCATCAGCTCGACCACGGGGTTCATTCTTGAAGCGGAAGCGCTCGAGATCGAAGGCGGCGTGATGGCGCTTCTGCGCTCGCAGTTGCTCGCGAAGCCCAAAGCGTCCGCTGTCTACTTCAAGCTCTCGCGCACTGACAACTTGCTAAGCACGCGCACGCTGACAGGCGAAGCGCGAGTGACCCCGCTCTCGTATCCGGAATCCATCGAGCTTACGGCTGGATTCTACAACCCAGCGCTGCAAGTGCAGGCGGCTTGACCCAACGACCGCACTAGGAGGCACGTGTCATGTCCGACCAGATACTCGTAAACGGAAACCAGATCAGCTGGGGCAGCATCATTCTCAAGGTGCGCGCCGAGCGCTTCTACGGCTTCACCGGCATTTCTTTTGCCGATAAAAGAGAGCGCGTGAAGGGCTACGGGCAAGGCCGACATCACGCACCGCGCGGGCGCAGCGCGGGCAAATACTCCGTAGAGAACGTGAAGCTCACGGGCTGGAAAGCGAGCGTGCAGCAACTGCGACAAGAGCTCGCGCTGCAGTCGCTCGTGCCCGGCAGTTACGGCGATGTCGAGTTTCAGATCGACGTCCAATACATCGAAGCGGATGAAGTGCCGATCCAGGTGCTCATCGAGCGCTGTGTCTGGGCTGGTAACAGCTCCAGCGATGAAGAGTCACCCGACCCACTGAAAGAGGAGATCGAGATCGACTGCATGCTGATCCGTCGAAACGGACTGGTGCTGTTCGACACTCGCATGGCCATATGACCGACACCGCCAAAAACGTAACCGAGCTGCGCGCCCTACACGCGCAGCTACAAGCTGCACGCGAAGAAGCGGACGAGCGCGCGAAGGAGACCTTCGAGACTGCGCAGCTCGAACAGGCGATCGCAGATGAAGAAGCGCTCGCGAAACTAATCGCCGAGCACGGCACGCTCGGTCAGAAGATCGAAGCCGTGCACACTGACATGGGCTTGATCGTCGTTCAGCGTCCGCACACGCTGAAGTTCCGGCGCTTTCAAGACCGCGGGAAGTTCGATACGGACGAGATCTCGCAGCTGATCCGGCCGTGCGTCATCTACCCGCCGCTGCCGCGCTTCGACACGATCCTAGAAGAACTGCCTGCGACGCTCGCTCGCGTGGGCAGCGCAGTCATCGCCCTTGCGGGCCATCGTTCGGAGAAGCTAGGAAAAAAATAGAGGAGGTCCGCACGCGGGCACGCGGCAACGATGGGCTCGCTGCAGCGTGTTTGCTCGCCGCGTTCGGAGTCGCCGAGAGCGAGCTAGACGGCCAGGCCGCGCGCCAGTACGTGGGCGCGATCTTACTGCTCGAAGCGTTTGCTGACCTGCGCATGCTGCGAAAAGCGCTGACCAAGAAAGCGAAGTCGTAAGTGGCAGACGATACGACCACAGCCGAGTTCATTCTCCGCCTCAAAGATGAGATGAGCGGCTCGGCTGCGTCCGCTGCAGAAGCGCTCTCTGACTTGAAGAGCGAGATGGAGGAGGATCAGAAGGCGCTCGCCGAGATGGAGAAGGCGATGCGCAACCTGAAGAAGGCCGCGTCGGGCAACGAAGGCGCGATGAAGACGCTTGCGGAAGCCATCAACACGAAGCGCGAAGCGATAGCGCGCGCGCAAGCGGCTTACGTGTCACTGGGCGGCGAGTTCGGCCACTCGAAGGCCAAGGGCGGCGAACTCGTCTCGCGCCTTCGTGAGATGGAGGAACAGCTAGCGAACTTGCCGGGCCCGCTCGCGGAGGTGACGGGCTCGCTCGTAAAGCTCGCCGACATGGCGGGCGGCGCTGGCTGGCTCGCGCTGTCGGCCGGCCTGGCCGCTGTCGCTGCGGGCGCGATCGTCGCTGCGAAGTCGCTCTTCGAGCTTGGTCTCGCGAACGCGGACGCGGGGCGCAATGAACTGCTTCATCTCGAAGCGCTCACGAAGATGCGCAGCTGGATGGGCGCCATGCCCGGCAACGCGAAGGAGATGGTCAGCGCGATCGATGAAGTCTCCGAACGCGTGTCCATCAGTCGCGAAGAGGTCGTGCAGTTCAATGACACGCTCTACAAGTCTGGTCTGCGCGGCGCGAGTCTGAAGACAGCGCTCGAAGCGACAGCGATCAAAGCGTCCGCACTCGGCAGCGCAGCGGGCAACGCGTTCGCAGAGATGGCCGGCGCGGCGAACGCGTCCGGAGTCTCCGTCGATCGACTCGCGAAAGACGTCAAGAATCGCTTCGGCGGCATCGTCGAAAAGCAGATGAGTTCGCTCGAGGTGCAGTCGAAGAAACAGAAGGAAGCTTTCTCTGCGATGTTCACGGAGCTCGATGCTGAGCCGCTGCTCGATGCGCTGCGCGACGTCCGCAAGCTACTCGGCCAAAACAGCGAAGCGGGCAAGGCGCTGAAGTTCATCTTCACGACGCTCATTCAACCGCTCTTCGACGCTGCGACGCGAGCGCTGCCGTACCTCGAACTCTTCTTCGACGGCATCGTCGAAGGCTCGCTCGATGTCGAGATTGCTTTCCTGCGCGTTCGCAACTGGTGGATCAAGACGTTCGGCCCCGCGCAGAAGGCGACGACCGACGACTACATGAACGCGTTCGACCTCGGCAAAGACCTGGTCGACGCGTTCGCTGTGGCCATCATCGGGCTCTCCGCGCTGCTCATGGGAAAGTTTTTGATCGCTGTCATCTCGTCCGGCGCGGAGTTCATCGCGACGCTTGCACGCATGAGCGCTTCTGCAGTCGCAGAGATCATCGGAGTCATCACGCCGGCCATCGTCGCGTCGGGCGAAGCGTTCATCGAGTTCGCGCTGTCGAGCGTTGCGTCCGCGGGCACTGCGCTCACGGAAACGCTGATCCCAGGCATCGTCAAGGCGTCGGAAGCGCTGAAGACGATGACAGTCGGCGACCTCGCTGGAGCTGCGAAGGGGTTCGGCTCAACGCTGGCTGACGGCGTAGGCAGCGCAGCCAAGGCGATGAAGGGTCTCACGCTCACGGAGATCCCCGGGCTCGTAAAGGGGCTCAGCAAGTCGCTTATCGCGTCGCTGCTCGAAGCGGGCGGCGCGATCGTTACGTTCGGTGCGTCGGCGTGGACTACGTTTACGACTGTGGTCGTGCCTGCAGTGGGCGCTGCGATCGCAGAGTTCGCTGCGCTCGCAGTCGAAGTGCTGGTTGCGTTGTGGCCGTTTGCGCTGCTCGCTGCCGCTCTGTACGGCGTCTACAAGATCTTCGAGCTGCTTTACACGATCTGGGATGAGCTCGATTGGTCCGAGATCGGCAGCTCGATGTGGAAGGGCATCGTCGACGGGCTCTCCGCGGGGTGGAACGCCATCAAGACAGTGATGACGGATCTCGCGCACGGCGCGATGGACGCATTCAAAGGCGCGCTGAACATACAGTCGCCGTCAAAGGCGTTCGCCGATCTCGGCATTGAGATTCCTAAGGGTGTTGAGCAGGGCGTCGCCCAAGGAACGCCGGAAGCGCAGCGCGCGGTCGATGACATGGTCACCGTGCCGACGATCGCGACCGCCCCGGCGGCTGCACGCTCGGGCGCCGAGTCTCCGTTGGCGGCGGCAGGCTCGGCGTCCGGCGGCGGCGCAACGATCAACATCGGCGAGATCGTCATCAAGTCAGACTCGAAGAACCCGCGCGAACTCGCGAACGCGTTTCGCCGCGAGCTTGAATCCGTGCTCGAAGGCGTCGCGCTCCAGATGGGCGCGCGCGTCGCGGGTGCTCCATGACGTGGAACCCGATCGATGAGCCTCGAGACTGGGTCTCGCTCGGCGGTCTGCGCACGCCTGGACTGTGTGAGATCCTTGACGCTGCATCGCCGCGCCGATGGGACGAGCGCGAGAGCTATGGCTACAGCGGCGCAACGGTCGTCTTCCACGGTCTCAAGCTCGCGCACTTCGCGCTGCGCTTGCGCTTCTTCGACCAGAAAGACTGGTCCGACTGGTACGCGTTCAAAACTTCGATCGACAAGCCGCCGCTTGGAACGAAGCAAGGCCCGCTCGACATCGAGCACCCGCTGCTCGCGCAAGTCGGCATCACATCCGCTGTCGTCGAAGACGTGCTCGCGCCGACGCAAACAGACCACGGCGAGTGGACCGTCGAGATCAAGCTCATCGAATATCGTGCGCTGAAGTTCGCGATCGCGAAGCCGGACGCGAGCGCAGCGAAGCCGCCGGACCCAGCGCTGCAGAGCGCTCGCGAGAAAGCAGCGCAGCGCATCAAGGACAAGCGGGAGCTCGCAGACCATCTAGCGACGGATCCGCAGCCATGAGCGAGGTGTTCCTCACGCTCGGCGGCCATGAGCTGCAAGCGCTGTGTCTGCGCGTGGGCGCTGTCGGCCCGTGGATTGCGGACTGCGATCTCACCGACGACACGCCGCTCGCAGGGAAGCAGACACTCAAGATCGGCGCGCAGAGCTTCGTGGGCACTGTCGTGCCGCAGCAAGCGGGCACGTTCGCGCTGACCCGCTCTCTGCGCTTGGTGGCGGGCGCTGGTGGATGGAGCAGTCACCTCGCTCCGCGCGCGTACCACAGCGACGCTGGCGTCCGCTGCAAGCTACTCGCGCAAGACGCTGCGCGAGAGTCGGGCGAGTCGCTCGACCAGTTCGCGCCCGCTGCAGACACTGTCGGCAAGGACTACGTGCGCGGGCACGAACTCGCATCCGCTGTGCTCGAACACGCCGCCGGCGGCGTGCCGTGGTGGGTCGACTACGCGGGGTTGACCCAGGTCGCGCAGCGGCCCGCGCCCGTGCTTGCAGCTGCGGACTACACGCTGCTCGGCTTCGACGGCCGCTCGCGCATCGCAGTGCTTACGTCGGATGACCTCGACAAGCTTCCCGTGGGCGCAGTCATCGAAGACAAGCGGCTCGATGCGCCGCAGACGATACGCGATCTCGAATACACGTTCAGCCGCGGGCAGCCGCCGCGCATCGTCGCGTGGTGCGGCGGCAGCTCGAGCTCGGCGTCGCGCCTCGCGGAGCTCCTTCGCGCTGTCATCGATCGCACGCACGATGAGCCGCTGCACGGCGTGTACCGTTATCGCGTTGTCAGCGAAGCAGCGGACACGCGCTGCGACTTGCAAGCCATCCGGAAGAGCGTCGGGCTTCCGGACCTGCGCCACATCTCGCAGTGGCCCGGCGTGGCGGGCGTCGCGTCGAAGCTCACGCTCGGCGCGGAAGTGCTCGTGCAGTTCATTGAAGGAGACCGGGCCCAGCCCGTGTTGACGGGCTACGCGGGCAAGGATGGCGTCGGGTTCGTGCCGCTCGAGACCGTCATCGGCGGAGAGCCCGCGCCCGCAGCTGCGCGCGTCGGCGACCATGTGACTCTTCCGTCCGGCATATTCAACGGAGCGATCATCGGGGTCGGCCCAGCGACGGGCACGATCGTCTTCACGAGCCCCGGCACGATCTCTAGCGGGTCGTCGAAAGTGAGGATCGGATAATGCCGCTCCCACCCGACGCGCAAGCCGCGTTCGACGCGGACCTCGCGACGATGACGCGAGTGCAGACCGTCCCGATCGATCCGCTCAACTACGGGCGCGATCTCTCGTGCGTGCTCGATGTCACGAACGACTTCGCGGAGGTCGATCCGAACTCTCCGCTCGGCATCGCGCAGGCCGTAACGCGCAGACTCATCACCAACCGCGACGATCTGCTCGATGACGGCACGTACGGCTTCAATGTGCGAGGGATGCTCAACCACCCGCAGACGGTCGACGAACTGCGCAGCCTCGAGATCTCATGCATCAACGAAGCCAACAAGGAAGAGCGAGTGCAGCGCGCTGACATCTCCGTGACCATGAACGCGCTCGGGTCCGAGATCGCGATCGCAGTGGCCATCACTCCAGCGGACCCCGTGCTGCGGCCGTTCCGCTTCGTGCTCGCGGTCGCCGACGCGCAAGTGCTCATCGAACTGATCGGAGCTTGATCCCTATGGCGCTCTTCACCCTCGGCGACCTCACCAAGCCTGCGACACGCGAAGACATACAGACTGCGATCTATCAAGTCTTCGGCGTGCTGGGCGTGAACACCACTTCGTGGGGCACGGGCGCGGTCGTCCGCACGATGGTTGTCGCGACATCCGCAGTGCTCGCTGCGCTCTCGACATTGCAAGCGCAGATCGCAGCGTCCGGCTTCATGGAACTCGCCGAGGGCAAGTGGCTCACGCTCACTGCGCGCTACGTTTACCAAGTCGAGCGCCTCGATGCGACGTATGCCACGGGGCTGCTCACACTCATCAACTCCGGCGGCGGCGTCTTCGATGTCCTGCCCGGTGACTTGCTCGTGTTCAATCCTGACCCGAGCAGCGGGAAGAACTATCGGAACGTCGACCACTTCGTGCTGAACGCTGCGACGTCGCTCACGATCGCGATCGAAGCGATCGAAGCGGGGGCTGCGAGCAACGCCGCGCCCGGCGCTGTCACCGGGATGACCACTGTGCTGCTCGAGGTCACGTGCACGAACCCGGATCCGATCGTCGGTGCGGACGAGCAGAGCGACGAGAGCGTCCGCGAGCTCTGCCGCGAAAAGCTCGGCTCGCTCTCGCCCATGGGGCCATGGGATGCGTACGCGTATGCAGCGCGCACTGCGACGCGCCCGACTGGAGAGAACATCGGCATTACACGAAGTCGCGTGCTCAAAGATGGTTACGGCAACGTGCGGCTCATCGTCGCGAATGCGTCCGGAGAAGTCGGGCCGGGCGACGTCGACATCATCAACGAAGACATTCAACACGAAGCGACGCCGCTCGCCGTGTCGAGCAGCACGGAGTCTGCAGTCGCCGTGCCACTCACCGTCTCGTATGAAGCCTGGGTCTACAACACGAGCGGCAATAACGATGAGCAGGTCCGCGAGATCATCCGCGCGAAGGTCGTCACGTTCTTCGCAAAGCAGCCCATCGGCGGCAACTTGCTCTCACCGACGCCGCCGGGGTTCATCTTCCAGGAGGCTATCCGCAGCACCATCGCGAGCGCGCTGCAGCCGCAGATCTTCCACGTGCTCGTGACCGACCCGGCTGGCGACACAGCGCTCGCAGTGACCGAAGTCGCTGTGCTCGTCGCGTTCGGCACGGAGACCATCCATCAAGTGCCCGTGCCCGAAGGTGCTTCGCTATGACGACCAGCCCCGATGCAGTCTTCGTGACTCCGACGTTCCGCGATCGGATGCGCCAGTTCTGCCCGCCGTGGCTGCGCACGGGTTGGGCCGAGCGCTACTTGTACCCGTTTGGCTTGATGTGCGACGCGCTCGCGGACGGGCTCACTGCGGGCGTCAAGTTCCGCTTTCCGGGTTACTACGCGCCCGACTCGCTCGCAGTCATCGGCCGCGAGCGTCGCATCTCTCGAGGCTTGAGCGAGACCGATGCAACGTACGCGGAGCGCTTGATCCCTTGGCTCGATGGCCACCGACATCGCGGCGGCCCATACGCGATGCTCGCGATGATCTTCGCGTACTACGCGCCCAACAACTTCCCGGTTGCACTCATCTACCGAAACGGTAGGCGCTTCGACATGGACGCTGCAGGCGTCATCACGCGCAGCGATGACTCTGCATTCTCACCCGATGCTCGCCCGGAGCAGTGGGCGCGCTGGTGGCTGTTCTATTACACGAGCGTGTTCGCGAGCCCGACGCCGGAGCAGGTCGCGGAGCTGCGCTTGATCCCGAACGAATGGAACGCGGCGCACTGCCAGGGAAAGATCGTCGTGCTTCCGCCCGGCGCGGAGCTTTGGAACTTCCCTACGTCGGGCGTGTGGGACGAGCCGGGAAAGCTTTGGGACATCCCGGGCGCAGTCACGATCGATGTGCACTGACACGCGGAAGGACACAAGATGATCAACCTCATAGAGACTGCGACGTTCGATACTCCCATCACAGTGCCCGAGGGCACTGACACGCACGCTATCGCCGCGGAGAACGTCGAAGACATCGCGCAGCGCCTCGCGAACCGCACTGCATACTTGAAGGAGCGCGCGGACAATGCAGCGCAGCTCGACCAGGACAACACGTTTACCGCAGCGCCGCAAAGTGTCGACAGCGCGGACAATGGCGTGGCGCTGTGGGAAACGTCGAGCCATGCGGGCGGCGGGGCCGGACCATGGAAGCTGATCCTAAACTACAAAGCTGACCCTGCGCGATACGTGCGCTTGTACACCGGCATCGACGATGTTCGTGGACACTTGGCCATCACGCTGAACGCGCACTGGCATATATCTGACAGCAAGTGGCGCCCCGATAACAGTGCGTATGACAGCTTTGGGCTTTTCGTTATCAACGAAACGATGGTGATCAGGCGGCAGCCGGCCGGCGTGTTTGACTGGACAACGTGGCCCGCGAACCAGGGCGACATCCTTGCTGGCAACGCTGTGACAGCCACAACGATCAGTGCAGTA